GGAGGCGGCGGCGGAGGCGGAGGCGGATATTCTTCTGGTTATTAGTTGGTAGTTTAAGATAAATTACTTATATTAAAATAAAAAGGTTATAGTGTTTTACATTTCTGAGACGGAAAATCAATTAGAAAGACTTGAGCAGTTTAGTAGATTAGGTGCTTTCGTACATATTATACCTTCTAATTTCTACTATCATCCTAAACTTACCAGTACTATAGCTGTCTATATAAGACCTTTAAAAAGTTCCCATGGATTCATTATACCGATAGATCACACAGAAGGATTAAATATTGATAAAAATCGTGTCTATGGAATATTGAAAGAGTTTAATAAACTATATACAGTAGATAAGAAAGAATTGCTCTATCACTTTAATTTACAGCAATCAATAGATGTTTCTTTACTATATTCTATGGTTAAGTATGATAAATTAGAATATACTGTTAATAATAGTACTTTAAATCATTTTTATAATAAGTTTAACGATTTATCTTTTATAAATAAAATTTTACCTATCAGTAAATTATATGAAGTTTGCGAAAAAATATACTCACAAGTTGAAAAGTTTATAGATCTTGAAGTTCCTACTGGATTTGACTTTTATAACAATACAGCTACTAACGTATTCTATTTATTAGAACAGTCTGGATTAGGAATTTATTATGAAGCTTTTAATGATTTATTTAAACCTAGGAATCCTTTATATAATAGTATAGATAATAAAGTTTTATCTTACTACAACCTATATAATATTACTTCTAGACCTACTAACGCATTTAATAGTGTAAACTTTGCTGCTATCCCTAAATCTGAAACTCATCGTAAGTGTTTTAGACCTCAAAACGACTATTTTGTAGAATTTGACTTCGATGGATACCACTTAAGACTACTATGTGAGCAGATAGACTATAAACTAACTAATGAATCAGCTCATAAGCAGTTAGCAAAACTATATTTTGATAAAGATAACATTAATGATGATGAATATAATCAAGCAAAACAAATTAACTTTCACGCAATTTATGGAAAAATACCAGAAAAATGGGCTTTCCTTGAAATCTTTGAGAAGATTGATGACTATATCAGAACCCTTTGGGCAAGATTTGAAAATGACGGAAAAATCCTGGCACCAATTTCTGAAAAACCTTTTACAAGCAAGCTAAAAGACATGAATCCGCAAAAATTAATGAATTATGTCATGCAATCGTTGGAAACTTCAAGAAATATACTTATATTAAAAGAAGTATTAAGATATTTAAAAAATAAAAAAACAAAAGTAGTTCTTTATACGTACGATGCCTTACTTTTTGACTTTAGTAAAGAAGATGGTAAAGAAACATTAAACGATATAAAAGAAATACTTGAAACTGATGGGAAATACCCAGTTAAGTTCAAATACTCAGATAATTTAGTTTTGTGAAACAGTTTAATATTTATATGAAATGGTAGATACCGTTAGATCCCAGTTTGATTACGATATTGATACCATATATTTAAACGAAGATATGAGTAACAAGCTGTTCTGTACTTTTGCTACAGAAGAAACACTTAATAATGTATTAGCTCAAATCCAGGAACGTTATAATATTATATACAATAAAATTTTTGTTCTTTATTCAAAAAGTCAAAATGAGTATATATGTACGTATAATGTTGATTTTGGAAATGTAGGAGCATTTTTAGATAATACTATTTTAGTGCATCGAAAAAAAGAATCTAATACCCTTTATACTATTAACGCTCTTAATACATTAATAAAAGAGCTAAACGGCGGTATCTTAGATACAACATATAAAGTTAACTGGAATGACTTTAGAAATTGTATTCTTCTTACAAAAGGTCCTGATTTGAAAAGGGTAAACACAAAACTTTACAAAATAATTGAGTTATAAGTTGCCTAATTGCAACTTTATAGTTATATTATAATAAACGTTATATTTAAAATTAGTTATATATGGATTTAAATGCAATCAAGGCTAAATTAACAGCCTTAAACACGGATAATCAGTCACAAGAAAAAACTGATTACACTAAAATTTTCTGGAGACCTGAATTGGGTAAACAGACAGTAAGAATAGTTCCATCTGCATATGATCCCGCTTTTCCTTTTAAAGAGTTAAAATTCCATTACGGTGTTGGGAAGTATCCAATGGTAGCTTTGTCTAACTTTGGTAAACAAGACCCAATCGAAGAGTTCGTAAAGGAACTAAAAAAGACTTCTGATAAGGATAACTGGTCATTAGCAGGTAAACTTAACCCTAAAACTAGAATCTTTGCACCTGTTGTAGTAAGAGGTGAAGAAGATAAAGGAGTTAGATTATGGGGATTCGGTATTACTATCTATAAAGCTCTTTTAGCATTAGCTGAAGACGAAGACATTGGTGATTTTACTGATGTTATTAATGGATGGGATATGGTAGTAGAGCAGAGACAAGGTAACCCTTATCCTGAAACTACTGTTAGAATTAAACCTAAACAGACACCTTTATCAGATGATAATGATTTAGTTGATAAGTGGTTGAAGGAACAACCTAATCCGGTAGATGTTCATAGTCAGTACGATTATGACTTTATCAAGAAGCAACTTCAAAATTATTTGAACCCAGGATCAGCTGAGGAGAATGCTCCAGCAGCAGGTTCGGAATCAAGTACGCCAGAAAGCTCAGGAAGTCCTCAAAAGACTGACTTTACTTTGGAAACAGCTACTGCTGGCAACAAAGACACAGTTAGTAAGTTTGATGATTTATTTAATGAGTAATGGCAAAAAAGAAAGAAGTACAAGAAAGAGCGACCGCTGCAGTACGTAAGTCGTTCAATTTAAGCAATTTTAAGAAGAAGAAAGGATTTTCCAATGCCTCTGTAAAGTTTAAAGAGCAGGGGTGGATACCTTTATCAAAAGCATTTCAAGATATTACTTCCCTTCCCGGTATACCTACCGGACATATTACTTTGTTGAGAGGACATAGTGATACGGGCAAAACAACTGCCCTAATAGAAGCTGCGGTGAGTGCTCAGAAATTGGGCATTCTCCCAGTCTTTATTATTACGGAGATGAAGTGGTCTTGGGAACATGCTAAAGAAATGGGATTACAAGTCGAACCTATTACCGATAAAGACGGTAATGTATTAGACTATGAAGGTCATTTTTTATATGCTGATAGAGGTTCCTTAAATACTATTGAAGACGTAGCAGTCTATATGGCTGATCTTATGGATGAGCAAGCAAAAGGTAATTTACCGTTTGATTTATGCTTTTTATGGGATTCTATTGGATCTGTTCCTTGTGATTTATCAGTACGTTCTAATAAGAATAATAATGAATGGAATGCAGGAGCTATGTCTACTCAATTTGGTAATAATCTAAATCAAAAAATTCTATTATCTAGAAAAGAAAATTCACCTTATACAAATACTTTAGTAGCAATTAATAAAGTATGGACTATGAAACCTGAATCCCCTATGGGTATGCCTAAACTTCAGAATAAAGGAGGTATGTCTATGTGGTACGATTCGACGTTAGTAGTTACCTTTGGTAATATTACTAATCCAGGTACGTCTAAAATTAAAGCTATTAAAAATGGATTACAGGTAGAGTTTGCTAAAAGAACTAACGTTCAGATTGAAAAGAATCATATCGGAGGAGTTCAGTCTAGAGGTAGAGTAGTTATGACTCAACACGGTTTTATACCTGATGATAAAAGAGCTATCGATAAATATAAAGATGAGCATAAAGATCATTGGTTAAAACTAGTAGGTAGTTTAGATTTTGATTTAATAGAAGAAGGAGATTTGAATGAAGATCCTATAACTCCTAATCTTCTTGACTAGTGGCTTATAAAAGTATTCTAAACAACTTAAAGCAGACCCCACCCCCTGAGCTAAACGATCACATTTTAGTGATCGATGCTATGAATATGTTAATTCGTAGCTTTTCCCTGCTCAAAGCAATGAGTCCAACAGGTCACCATATTGGCGGCCTTGTTGGCTTTTTGCGCTCTTTGGGGTATGTTACAAGGATATTTGACCCTACTAGAGTAGTTGTAGTATGGGACGGTAAAGGAGGTTCAGGTAATAGGAAAAATATAGATCCTAACTATAAAGCACATAGAGCTACTACCAGAATAACTCATTGGGGATTATACGATACCAAGCAAGAAGAAACTGAAGCATTAGTAGGGCAGTTATTTAGAACTAAAGACTATTTAGAGTGCTTACCTCTTCATCAAATAATGATGGAAAAGTTAGAAGCAGATGATATAATAGCATACTTAGCACAAGAAGCTTCTAGAAAGAAAAAGAAAATGACTATTATATCTTCTGATAAAGACTTCTTACAGCTAGTAGATGAGTATATTTCGGTATATGCTCCAGTTAAGAAAAAAACTTACACACCACATAATATAATGGACGAGATAAAAGTTCTTCCAGAGAATTATAATATAGTGAAAGCATTATTAGGAGATAATTCTGATGGTTTAAGAGGTGTAAAGGGGTTAGGAATAAAAACTATCATTTCTGAATTTCCTGACTTACTTACTAAACCGGAGTTAGAGTTAAATTATGTATTTGAGGTATGTGATAAAAATTTAGAAAGAAAAAAAATATTTTCTAAAATAGTTCATGAGTGGGATAAAGTAGAGACTAACTATCAGTTAATGAATTTACATGAAAGTGTGTTGGATAATAGAGAAAAAGATACTATATTAGAAATAATAAAAAGTGATATACCTGATCTTCAAGCAGGTGCATTTTTGCATCTATTAGATAGTGATAAAATTGAAGGTATTACTAAAAATACAGAAGGTTGGTTAGAAAACTTTAGGGGTTTAACGGTTTTTAAAAAATAGGTTATGACATTAAAAAGTCTTCAGCAGTATGGTAAAGGATTTCAATTAAAAGTATTAGGTTCTTTATTAACTGACAAAAAATTTCTTTTAAACGTAAGGGACGTGCTTTATCCTGAGTACTGGGATGCTGATTCGCATAAGTGGATTATTACTCAAATTACGGATTACTTTGATAAGTTTCATACTAATATTACTATGGATGTTCTTAAAGTAGAACTTCAAAAAGTTGAGAATGAAATACTACAAGTAGCTTTAAAAGAAGAATTAAGAAACTCTTATCAGGCTTCTCAAGATGATTTAGAATATGTACAAGAAGAATTTACTAATTTCTGTAGAAACCAAGAGATGAAAAATGCAATATTGAATTCTGCTGACTTGCTTAAAGAAGGCGATTTCGATGGTATTAGAAATTTAGTAGAAAAAGCAATAAAAGCAGGTTTAGATAAAAATATAGGTCATGAATATAATAAAGATATTGAAACTAGGTATAGGGTTGATTACAGGCCTACTATTCCTTCTCCTTGGCCGATACTTAATGAAGGAATTCAAGGAGGCTTCGGACCGGGGGACTTAGGAATTATTTTTGGTAGTCCTGGTGGTGGTAAATCTTGGACTATGGTAGCAATTGCTGCACATGCAGTTCAATTAGGATATAAAGTTAACTACTATACTTTAGAATTAGGTCAAGATTATGTAGGTAAGAGATTCGACTGTTACTTCACAGGGTATAATATTGATGAAATTAATAAACATAGAAAAGACGTAGAGACATACGTAAATAACCTTAAAGGTAAGCTAATAGTAAAAGAATATCCTCCTAAAGGAGCGACGATTAGTACCGTAAAAGCTCATGTTCAAAAATGTATTGATATGGAGCATAAACCTGATATGATTATTATAGACTACGTTGATTATTTAAGAGCTCCTTCTAAAGGTAAGTACTCAGAAAGAAAAGACGAAATAGATGATAATTTTATTGCTACTAAAGGCTTAGCTAAAGAATTAAAAATTCCTATTCTTACTCCTTCACAAGTAAATAGAATGGGAGCTAAAGATACAGTTATTGAAGGAGATAAAGCAGCAGGATCATACGATAAAATGATGGTTGCTGATATTTGTTTATCGCTTTCTCGAATGAAAGAAGATAAAGTTTTAGGTACCGGAAGGATACATGTCATGAAAAATAGGTATGGGCAAGACGGTATGACTTACAATATTAAAATGGATACTAATAACGGACATATTGAATTTGAAGGTAAAACCGATCCAGCAGAACTGATAGATAATGTTGATTCTAACGGTAATACTTTCTCAAAAATTGACGTAAATAAAATTTTTGAAAAAATTTAATATGGAAGTTGCATTTTCACTGAATATATATTATATTTATTTAAGAGTCCTTGATAGAATCCTATCAGGGATCTTTTTATCTAACCCACTTTTAAATAAAAAATATATATGAAAAAAAACATATTCGAACCCAGCGAAGATGTTAGAGGAAATGACTACCCGCATTTACTGAGATATGCTAATGTTATATGGGAAGCGTTCTGGACTCCTGAACATTTTGATTACGATAGAGACGTAAGAGACTTTAAAACTAAATTTAAACCTCACGAACAAGAAGCTATGAAAAGATCAATGCTCTGTATAGGAGTAGTTGAGAATAAAGTAAAAACTTCCTGGGCAAGAGTAGATATTAGATTACCGAAAACTGAAATAGCAGATGCAGGATTCGTATTTGCAGGTAACGAAGTGGTACATAGAAGAACTTATAAGCAGGGTTTAGATTTACTAGGATTATCTGAAGTATTTGAAAACGTTATGGAAATACCTCAAATAGCAGGTAGAGTAAAATATTTAAACAGATACTTAGAAGGTTATACCTCCAGATCCAATAAAGAGTTTACTAAGTCTTTAATTCTTTTTTCTTTATTAGTAGAAAATGCAAGTTTATTTTCTAATTTTTTAACTATTTCTGCATTTGGTAAATATAAAAATATGTTTACTAATTTTACTACAGTAGTTAATGCTACAAGTAAAGAAGAAGCTATTCATGCACAATTTGGAGCTGAATTAATTAAAATAATAAGAGAAGAAAATCCTGAATGGTTTGATCAGGAAATGGAAAATAAAATTAGAAGAAATATTAGAAAAGCATACAAGGCAGAAGAAGAGTTAATTGACTGGGTATTTGAAAAAGGAGAGTTAGATTTTATGCCTAAAGCAATAATAAAAGAATATACAAAACAAAGATTAAATCACGGATTAGAGTTGATAGGTTACGAAAAAGAATATGAAGTTAATAAAGAGTTACTAAAACCTACTGAATATTTCGATAGAATGGCAAAAGCACCGATTGCGTTTGATTTCTTTGCACAAAAAAGCACTGATTATAATAAACAAAATTTAATTACAGAAGACGCATGGGATTAAAGTTACAATGGCTCAAAGATAGTGAGCAAAAAGAAATGTTACAAAGAGGTTATTTAGAAAAAGACGAATCTCCTGAGCAAAGGTTTCAAACGATATGTGATACCGTTCAAAAATATGCTAATAAATTAGCTACTACTAAAGAGTCTAGAGATTACTTAGGAGATATTGGAAAAAGGTTTGAAAGGTACGTTTCTAAAGGGTGGACATCTTTTTCTACTCCTGTTTTAAGGTCTTTTGGATCAGAATATAATTTACCTATAAGCTGCAATCACTCTATAATTGAAGATTCTATAGATGGTATATATAAAAGATTTTATGAGACTGGTATTCTAGCTAGTAGAGGAGCAGGCACAGCTGTAAACGTATCAGATATAAGAGAAATAGGTTCTCCTATAAGATCTGGCGGTGAAGCGAATAGCATATTGGAATGGATAGAACTTTACGCAGATATGATGAGTAAAACTGCTCAAAATTCTCAAAGAAGAGGGTTTATAACATTTTACTGTAATGCAGATCATCC